TTAAGAGCATTCAAGCTCATAAACCCTTGCCCAACCGATTAAATCTGTTAGATCAGCTACAATAGAGCCGATATTGTTCTCCATATCTGTAATGAGGGTGTTACATACCTCATCCAGTTTGCTATTATGTAGATCTGCAATCTCAGATCTCAGCGATATTAACGTAGATACGATTTTATCTACTTTAAGTCTTGTATCTGTATTTTTGTTATTTGCTTTCATAGGTTAAACTTGATAATCTATTCTCTATTATATCATCTGACAATAAAAAGCCACTCATTTCACCCAGAAATAATATCGCATCTGTTAGAGGCTGTGAAACTTTATTCTGAATTTCTGAGTGATAGCACTCTTGTAAAATTGGAGAGGCGTTTTCCAGTTCCATTAGCTCACGTTTGGTTTTACCCAGGGTGATCATAAGCCTCTCCAGGATCCCTCTGGCTTTTGAGTAATTATCTGGATCCTCCAGAATAACATTCGTACTTGTATCCATTTCTTTAAGCATTTATTATTGGTTTCATTTTTTCTGCTGTATTTGCAGCCATCAGTTCCGCTCTGGAGTATTGGATCTTTGAGCGGAGGGTGGTGCCCATCCTGGAGCCAGATACTAACCCATCATGCACCCAGCGTTTAACTCTTGCCTCACCAAACTCCCTATAAGCCTCACGCTGTGACATGAGATCCTTTGCTGGCGTTATGCTTTTGGCATAGTTGGCAGCTCCAAGAGCAGCCATTTCCATACAGATATTCTTTAATTCATATAGTTCTAATACAATCATGGCGTTTACCATTTGATTTTAGTGCAAAGGTAAACGCCAAGATTGGATTTTGCAAATAAAATTACAATTAATTTACTGAATATCAGCAATATGTGTTCAATAGACACACCTTGATGTGTTCAACAAACACAGATTACAATTAGATATATTGGCTTGTATTATTTTTCCCTATGATATTCTATAGAAACACCAAAATTGAGATCCAAAAAAATCGGGTTTCCGTAGTATTTCCGTAGTATCCATTAAAATTTACTCTGGTAAGGGGTACTCCAGATCCTCTCCCCAGGTATCCTCTATGAATATTTCGAGATCCTTATTGTCAAGACTTGAAAAAAGCTTGCCTCTTACAATGGTACGTTTGTTTGGTTCAAACGGCAATGACAAATTTCTCTCAAATAAAACAGTATTCTTGTTATCATATACAGATATTTTGAAATTGATCGTTGAGTTTGGGAAAGGAATATAATACTGATAATTCTCCAGATACCCATCAACAATACTTACCTCCTTTTTGATCAAATTAGTTCCACCACCTTTGTTACCTGAAGCTTCCCATCTATCATAATGGAAGAAAGTATATACAACTTTTCCAACATTTGGGTGTACTTCATCTGTGATCTCAACTTTTAACAATGCACTCATTCTGGGCAAAGATACCTCTACATTGCTTGATGAATGAGAAATTTCAATATCCTTAAAAGTATAGAATACTTCGCGATCGCCCAACTTACGAAATCCTAAATCAGAAGAATATTCGTTTGGGAATGATTGGATTATTTCTCCATCACCCTTTCCTAACCCATAGATTAGGAGCTTATATTTACCAGGTAAAAGGGTTGCAGTTATAGTTCCGAAATCTTCTGGTATTTCAGTTGAGTTATGTTCTTTGAAAACATCAACGACCAGTTTCCCAGATTCATCATACGCAGCACATCCTATTGTGTTTACAAGCTCGCCAACGGATAGACCACTTGATGAGGAACGAGAGATTGGTGCAACCTCAACTGCAAGTGGGTTAACATTGAATGTTACGGAAACCAGATCTTCTGTAGGAGGATTAGGGGAATTTGTAGGATCATCCTCAGTATGGTTACAACCTATAAAGCTGAATGCGCATAGCATTCCCAGTAGAATTAATGTATGTTTCATAGCTAAGTTATTTATATTATACTTCTATATCAAAGCATAAACCTTGCCAGGAATATAAATAATACTATGATTTATAGATTGTTATGGTATATATTATAATTTTAATCAAAAATCTATTATATCTTTCACCTTGCCGTTAACAAATGTTACAGTCTTGTTTGTATAACGCCATTGCGTCATTCCCATAGACAAATCTGTCATGGAAATAATCTTTTCTGGATCTCCGTAAGCCATTTTTACCATTTCTGGTGTCATGCCTAAAGACACTATCCCGCCAACAATATTCACCCAGTTAATTCTACCATATTTTTTCAGATACTTCTTATGATCAGCTTCACAAAACTTAGGCAAATTCCCATAATATAAACCATCTGGGAAATAATCACTGGGTTCCCTGGGTTCCGTTAAATAGAAATCATAAGAATTGCCAACATCATCCCTAAAAATTAGATATGGCTGTCCCTTTCTTACCTCAACACTATCCACTATACCAATATGAAAATCACTGTCTAATACCCATTTCTCATCTTTGAATTTATCTACATATTGGAGATATGGTTTGATTGATCTGCATCCGTACAATGTTCCTAATTCAATTTCCTCTCCATCTGAAAGTGATTTTAGTTTGTATTTGATACCGCCCTCCGCTAACCACATATCGACCACCTTAAACAGACCGTTATGATCATCAATGCACCACTGACTATTCATTTGAGATCGGGTGATCTTTTCAATATATCCAACCGCCATAATTGGTTTTACTCCATTCCCAGTGTGAAAATAATAACAGATCTCTCCAGTTTCGATGTTCTTTAACTTAACCTCTTGCCGATTATTCCCCATAAACTCAAAATAAGTAAACATTGGAAACTGCAATATCTTCTTACCACCAATCTCCCGATAATCCTTGACATAGAAAGGAGATCCTTTTTGAAAGTAGATCATCTTCTGACCAACGTAACGCTCTGGATTGATCCAAATATCAACATCCGTTGAATCATACGGCAATGTAACAGATTCTTTCATTGGAATTGTATCTGATCTATGAATATTGATCTGGGCATTCAGAACAATTCCCATAACAGCGAATAGGGATATCAATAAGAGCTTTTTCATTTTCATGGATGTTAAAACGTGGGCACTTACTTATTGATAAAGAGGCATCGCCAAACGCCCACACTCCATAAGTAAAGCCCACGTATAACGTGGCGATTACTTATTGTTTTTGGAGTGTCGGAATATTGGCGATTTTCTTTATCCAAAACAATAGCAAACGCTAAAGTCTTATTTTCAGACACAAAATTACTCTAAATACTTCATTTAATCAATACTCAGTAGTGAGTTTTATTATGTGTATGAACTTCAACCCCAGAGCCGATCACCTCAACCTGGGCGTTGCCATATAGATTCACAATAACCTGGGCATTACTACCAGCCACGGCAATCACCAGGTTAGAGTTGTCAAAGGCATCTATTGTCACATAGGCATTATCGGACACGTTCACGGCTCCCTGGGAGTTGTGCCTGGCAAAGATCCTGGAAACGGCAAAACCATCATACTCCAGGAGAGCCTTGCAGTCACCATTGAGCACTACATCTGGAGCGTTGCTCAATTTCACCTCATCATCCACGAATACACCGTATGGCTCACATGATCCCTTGAAGTGATCACGCAAAAAATCCAGTGTGGGGTAATCCTCGGAAATACAGAAATCAATGCCCTTAATGTAGAGAGCTGCCAGATCCTCTACAGACATTCCTTGCTGGAGTTTCATCCTCCACGGTCTGCATAGCCCCTTTGCGGTGCCATCTTCTTTGAGTTGGGTTATTAAGTTCATAGCGTTACGATATGCCTTGGGATAGCAGGGAGTTATTATTTTCCATTTTCCTAATAATTGTATCAAGTTTTTCAGATGTTGCCCTGGTGTTCGCTGCTATCTCTGCCTGGATCACCAGGGAGGATCGACCGATAGAGATCATTTCACTCTGGTTTATTACAATGGCATTTGCTCTGCCAGCCAATACATCAGCGGTTTGCTCACTCATGCCCTTGATCGCACCTTTCAGAGGATCATCCTCTTCCTCGGTAGCTCCATCCATATCCTTGATCCAATCACCAATGCCTTCCAGAGCATTGTTGAATGTTTCGCCAGCAGCATTTACCATAGCCTCAAACTTTGATTTTTCCCAGGGATCCAGTTTGCCATCTTCCATAGCACTCCCCAGAAACTGTATAGCTTCATCTATAGCCTTTGCCAGGTATTGCCTTTTCAAAGCCTCTACAACGGCATTTTTAAGTACCTCCTTAGTCTTGGCACCCAGAGCCTCCGCTGCATCCTCTCCCTGGCAATATGCCTCAACCAGAGCATCAGCAAACTCATCAATAGCAGATTTGGTGTCGGTGCCAGCAAGAGTTTCCATCATGCTCCTCTCCATATCCTCCAACTGGGTATCAATATCCTTGATAGCCTCTTCCCAGTCTGCAATCTTTCCCCAGTCGGTTTTCTTTTTGCTTTTCTCCGCCTGGATCTGCTGTTTGATTAGCTCTTGTTGCTCTTTGAGGTTCTGTTTTTGGAGTTCATAGAGTTGGAACATATCACCTTTGCCATTCTCTTTCTCCAGAGCATATTTCAGCTCCTTGATCTGTTTGGTCAGTTGGGCATACTCAACAAAATTCCAGCTCTGACGCGCTACAACGGCTTGTTGTTCCAAAGCTGCAATCTGATCACGGATAGCATTGAGCCTCTTTTCGTGGGCTTCTGCCTCCTCATCTGTAAACACCCAGTAGGTTTGCTCCGCTGCGTGTTGTAGGCGATCAAAGGCATTTGATAGGGCATCCACGTTTTCCTGGATCTTCTGGATTCTTTCCTCTATCTTGTTATCGTTGTTGAAAAGTCCAGCAATCCAACTGATAGCCTGGAGAGCTATTGATATAGCAGCAAGAATGACCGATCCTTTCTCTGCTGTTTTAATAGCAGAGGACATTGCTATACCAGCCATAGTAATACCCTGGATCATTTCCATTGTAGCCTTGCCAGAATCGCCCAGCAGATCACTCAATACATCACAACTGGCAATAGCATCATTTACAAAGTCGAAACACGCTTCTGTAGATTTTGATAGATTTTTCCAGTCGGTTTTTATCTGTTTGGAGGTTTTCTTAGATCCGTCTTGTTGCTTTTTGAATACCTCTGTGAGTGAGTTGCCCAAAGCCTTAAAAGGGTTTACATCCAGGATCTTGCTCTTTGCCTCTTCCAGCTTATCCAAAACGGCTTTCAGATCGGCTGGATTGAGTTTCAGATCAGCGGTATTGAGCTTATCCTGGATCTCCCTTACCAACTTATCAATCTGATCCACGGTAAGAGCATCCAGATCCGTAAACAGATTTTTCCAACTCTCACTCTGCATAAGGAAAGCCGAATTGAGAGCTGATAAAGCCTCACTCTCTGCGAGGTTGATCTGTTTAATCCGTTCCTCATCATTGAGGCGTTGAGCCTCCGCCCTCAATAAAGCATACTCATTTTGGATAGAGGCTTTCTGTTCCTCAAAGGTTCGGAATTGAGTGAGCACACGATCCTCAATCTCTTGCTGGTTTTTCTCATCCTCTTGGGAGAGGAAAAGATTGGCAGCAGCAATATCATCCTCCGATACCAAGCCAGAGGATCCGTTTGCCAGTCGTTCTTTTGCATTGGCAATAGCCTCCAGTTTTTCAGCCAGGGTTTGTGCCTGGTTGATAGTCCTGGTTACACTATCCTTAAATAGATCCATAGCTGATTTTGCTCCAGAGATCTCTTTAACTTGGAGATCCAGGGTAAAGAGTTGCTGTTGCTCTCCGTCTGTGAGGGTTTGCCCAGAGGCTTGCTTATCTTTGAGTGCCTTAATCTGTTTATCCAGAAATTCCTTATAGGAGGCACCGCTGGAAAGGAGAGTGGCAAACTGTTTATCCGCCACATCCTTGCCCATATTCTCAACCCACCTCCAGTAGAGCTGGTATTGCTTTTTCTTTTCAGCGATCTCCGCAATTAAGAGATCATTCTGATCACGCTGGTAACTTTGATCCGCCAGTTTACGCATTTCAGTAAAGCCGTCTTGCTCCTCCTGGGATAGACCGCCTTTGCCAGCCTTTTTTCTTGCCTCTCTAAGTTCTTTCTCCTCTTTGTCAATACGCTGTAACTCCTCTTTGTGCTGGAGATCCAGAGCAGCCTTGCGTTTCTCATAGCCATCCTCCATAATGGCAATACGAGCCTCCTCCAGGCGTTTTGCAGCCAGGAGTTGTTTCTGCAACAAAGTTTCGGCATTCCTGGCAGTATTGTTTTCACCAGATTTGCCAGATCTTTCACCACCAGCCTTAGGGATCTTATTTTCCAGGGTTGTTATTTGACTGGAAAGCTCTCTATATTTGGCACTGTTAATTTCAACATTTGCTCTTTCTTCTCGGAGTTGCTTTATACGGCTGTTAATGCCAGCCTCTGTATTTAGATTTTCTGTTTTGGTATTTACATATCCCTGGATTTGAGTAAGCAAAGATAACAGCTCTCGCAATCGGGTTGTATCAGCATCAACCCTAACGGTTTTGCCGTTTATCTTATCTATTTCTCTTTGGGTTTCTTGGATCTTTGCCTCCAATTCCTCAAAAGATGATTCAGCACTCAATACTGCCTCCGTTGTATTATCTTTTCTGGGGGCAAAGAAACGGTCGAGCATACCAGATAAGGATTTGATTTGCTCATTATATGTCTTAGCATCGGCAATTTGCTTATTAAGATATATCTCCAGTTGCCCTTGAAAAGATTTCATTTCAGCATCGGTAGCACCAGTGGCGGATTTTGTGGAGTTTACTACTTGGGTGATAACTTCATTGTATCTATTAGTAAAATTATCACCAGTTAGATTAGCAAGCTCCAGTGCCCCAGATTCAACCATTCCTCGGATCGCTTCTCTAACGGCTGGTGTCATATTTCGGATGTTTTCAGCAGCAGCCGTAATAGGAGCAGTGTATTCATTACCCTCGCTGTCTGAAACTTTTCGGGTTCGCCCAGTATTATACTCTAACCAGTTCAATCTGGTATCGAATGCAGAGTTATTGCTGTTAGATTTCTCTGTAAGATCGTTCATATACTGTTCAGCATACTTCATCTTAATCTTTTCAGCAGTAGTAGCCTGGATTGCTTTTGTGAGTTCCAGATATTTTAATTTCTGTTCATCCAGTGTTGCATTCTCATCCAGTAGTGTTTTGTTGTATTCCTGGCATACAGCGTTGATCTTCTCCAGAGTTTCTGTATGAGTTTTAGTGCCCTTATTGCTATTTTCCAAAATAGAAAAGAGCAACTGGAGGTTATTGATCTCCTCTCTGGTGGACTTATCAAATTCACTCATTCCATCAGTAGCTTCCTCCGTGGAATTGTCGAATATCATAAATGCACTGATAAGCAGACCCAGAACGGAAAGAATTGCCCCAATAGGATTGGCTGCCATCGTAGCCCACAATGTACGCAAAGAGGCTGTTACCTTATTGGTTGCGATACTCAGTAAGCCTTTGGCTGTTGTTTGAGCTTTTGTGGCAGCAGTATCAGCAATAGCAGCAGTTCTGCCTTGCACTGTTGCAGCCGTTTCAAGTTGTTTCTTTTTGGTGTAGAAATCCGTTTGGGCTGCCAGGGCTGCCTTTCTGGTCATAGTCTGGTTGTCGATCGCACCAGCCAGCTTTTTCTCCGCTGTTGCGATTCTGGTTGCATCACCAGATTGTTTTGCCCAGTAAACCTCATATCTGGCTGCCTCAACCGCCTGTGTGGATGCTATGGCGGTTGTTTTGGCTGCCTGGAGTTTCGCAGCAGCCTCCTTAACGCTCAATCTCATGGCGTTGAGAGTGGCGTTTTGGTTGGCTACCTTGCCAGCCACCTCTTGCTCCAGAGCTGCACGATATATGGCACTCTTAGAGGTCAGATCCAGTTTGCTCAATGCCTCTCTTTGCTCAACGGAGAGCACACCCATTGCCACCGCCTCATAGTTGGCATTAGAGGCGGTTATATTGAGGTTGGATAGATACTCTTGCTGTTGAACTGTGAGGAGTTGCTGAATCGCATTGATACGGAGTTGTTTTACCAGGTTGGCATTTTCCTCCGCTGTGAGCTGTTGCTGTAGGGCTGCAACGTGAGCCTCCTCCGCAGCGGTCATTGCCTTAGTTTGGGCTGCCACTCTACCAGTGAGAGTTGCATCCAGTTTCATAAGAGCCAGCTTTGCAGATCGGGCTGTATTGTCAATAAGAGCAACACCAGTGTAACCCTTAGTTACAAGTGTCTGGAGCACCACTGCTGCCTTATATGAGCCATAGGCTACAGTTACGGCTGTGAGCACACGCAGAATATCCTCCATGTGCTCCACCAGGTAAGTTGCGCTGCTGATCGCTGTAGAGAATACACCCTCTCCCTTTTCGCCCAGATTATTGAGAGCTGTGTCCCAGGCATCCTCCAGGTTGGAGATCTGCCCAGTAAGGGAGGCGGATTGTTTCTCCATGAGGTTATAGAATTGACCGCCAGCGTTAGTCATTTTGTTGATCACTTCCTCAACCTCTGGGAATCCGATCTTACCAGCCGAAACCATTTCATTGATCTTATCAGCGGTAACACCGTATTTCTCCGCCAGCTCTTTCACCAGAGGAATACCCCTACCAGTGAACTGTCTAACATCCTGTGCATATAGCCTACCTTGTACCATCGTGGTACCATAGAGGTAAACAATATCATTGAGAGGTATGGAAAGCCCAGAGGCAATGTTTCCCAGCCTTACCAGGGTATCATTGACCTTATCGGCAGATACACCATAAGCCATAAGCTGTTTGGCACCCTCCGCAACTCCCATGAGGTCAAACGGTGTTTTAGCTGCTGTCTGTACCATCTGATCCATGAGGGATTTTGCCTTACTCTGGCTCCCTAACATGGTTTCAAAGGCAATCTCTAACTGTTGGAATTGCCCACGCACTTGCACAATGCTATTGAGCAAGCCCATCATGCCTTGCCCTACCAGATAGTATGAGATATATTCTCCAGCCCTCTTAGCAAAGGATTGGAAAACATCCTCAACGCTCTCAACCTCATCAATGGCACTGCTGGAGAAATCTTTGATCCTATTCTCCATTGCTTGTGCCGATACGTTGAAATCGTCAATATCCAGAGTAGCCCTAAAGGATAATGCACCATCGATATTTTCCATATTTCTGTCTGCTATAATGAAATTTCAACAATGCTACTAAAGATTTCCCGATATTAGCATAGAAACCAATTAACGCATCGTATTTACCATTTTCATTATCTTTGAGCATCTGATCAACGATCAATGATAATGTTTCGATTTGTTTAAGAGGATTACCTATGTGCTCCACATCTTTTGCAGCACATAGGATAATCTTCTTTTTTAGCTCACTTACTCTTTGACGATCAGTTTCCATACTGCTATATTTACTGGATCCAACCAAAGTTTTCACCATTTAACACTAAGCTGCCATCAAATCTGATCTTACCGATAGAGAAGTTTCCTGGGGCTGCCACTCCAATCAGATCTTTCCCATAAAGTCTTAAATGTTCCTCTGTAGGGTTTGATTGACGTTTGGACACAGATTTAACAACTGCATCCAGATGTTCCTTTGCAGCCACAAATGCCTCCCACGCATCATACACTTGGAATTTACCAGGTGAATCAACATAGACACAATACAACCGCTCCGCATCTTTAATATAATCTGGTGATAAGGAAACCTCTCCATTTTCAAAAATGAAGTAGGAAATATTGACGGGTTGGAGTTGTTGAATTGCCCTAATACGTTCCACCTTTTCAGAAATTAACTCCTTATACTGATCCTCATTTTCTTTTTTGTAAAGAGAAACAATAGCATTCAACATAGTTTTAGGGAGAGTTGAAAGTGCCTTTGATACTGTTCGCTCTGCCATTTGTTTTTTTAGATCTTCGCCTCGCAATAGCGATTTGATGTTCTGAGAGCTGGGTTCAATATCACACATTCTGACACCATCAACAAGTTCTTTAAGCAAGCTGAGAATAGTCTGGTAAGCAGCTACCAGACGGTCATATTCTGCCTCTTTATAGAGTAAGATTCGCTGTCTTTTCATTGTTATTTTGCTCTTATTTGTTCAAGTAATCTTTCAGCAGCCTTATCAAGTTCTGGATCAGTAGAATTGAAATTTCCACCTTCCTTGCCCAGTTTTTTAAGCTGTCTTTTGATCGTATCAATCTGGGCTTGAATAAGCCTCTTTTGATCTTCCACTTCTGTTTGATCCCCATAGAGATCACAATGGGAGAGTAGTCGCAGTTCTTCTTCCAATCTGCTGAGATCGGAATTTAAAACAGCAATACCGCTTTGACTTAAATTTTCTTTTGCCATTTTTTATAATTAAAATCTTTCACTGTAATCCTTATAATCCTTTTCAACCTCCGCTCCAGATCCAGCCATTTCTGGAGTTGAGGTTGGGATCACCCTCTTTTGTTGGTATTCCGTTCTATTCCATCTTCGGATCGTTGATTTCCAATCTTTCATTCGATTCCTACCAACCATCCAGCCATTTGATTCATAGTAATCGTAGAAAGCCTCTGGATCAACTGAAAATGAATTTTCAGAAATAAAATCTTTAATTTCTTGTAGAGAGGGTTTGGTGAAACTTTTAGTTTCACGTTTCCTGGAGGGCTGTTGACCTCCAATCATGCTTACTTCATTTTCATCATTATTGTTATTATTTATTTTTTCTTTTTCATTATCTCTTTCTATGTCGGCATTTGCTTGAATAGTGCTTCTTTCATACTCAATATTAGCTATTGCTTTGCTCGTTTTTTGCTCGTTTTTTACTCGTTTCGCTGCATTGCTATTATTAAGCTGACCTCCGCCCTTACGACCATTTTCTACCTTTTGCCATGACTTTTTCAGAATCGGGAAAATAACTTTCCAGGCGAAACGTGCAAAAGTGGTTTTTAACTCTGGTTCCTTTTTGAAAAAAGCATAATCCGTTATAGCTTCATAGATCTCCAGGCGATACTTTTGGGGTATTTCGCTTATGGCATCTTTGAATGAGTATAGAAACGGGAAATACTCTCTCTGAGGATCGGTTTCTGGTGTTTCCATATTAGAGGTGATTAGAGATATAAAAAACCTTATATCGTGTTCCATACTCAGTTTTTCTCCACTCATCCTCTATGAGAATACCCTTGTTTCGTAGCTCTCGGATATGGCTCCTGGGATCACTCAAATGCAGAGCTGTTGAAATATCCGCAACAGAATATCTCCGTCCTTTACCTCTGAGTAAAAAATTATACACAGCTCTTTGGATTCTTGGCAAATTTGCAGTAACTTTGCCCATACCGTTACTAAGGGAGGGTATTGGGTTTTTCATCTCATCCCTCCTTTCTTCATACAGTAAGCACTGGCTTTCTGTGATATTTCAGCTCCAGTAGCAATACGATTGTTTTGCAACCATTCCTCCAGCTCATGCCTATTGAAATAGCAGATCTTTCCTACTGGCTTATAATGGGGGATTTCCTTTCTCATAGTAAGCTTATATAGGTAGCTTTTTGAAACTCCCATATACCGTGCTGCCTCATCGCTTGTAAGCACTTCTTTGGTACATAATACCGTGCTTTCTATAACCAAATTGGCGATTTCAGTTATTTCCTCTTTGCTCATAATAGAGTTATTGGAGTTTAACAAAGAGGCTCAGAGAAAACACGTCTGCAATTCCTTTGCCTCATTATTTCTGTTGCCATGTCAACGATGCAAAGGTAATAACGAATTATAGTTGACTGATAATTAAAGCAGTAGCCAGTAGTATCTGGGTACTACTGGCTACTTAACGCTACTTAATAAATGAATCAAGCAAATTCTGATAGTTGCTTTTCTATTGCATTAATTTCATTAGCTACCATTTGATATGGCACTGTAAACTCTGAAAGATACTTTTTATAATTGCTTTTTCCAATGACATTCCCAAACTCTGCAATCAGATCACTGTACTTAGGTTTCGTTATCAATCCACAATTAATACAACAACGGATAACCAACGCAATCCATTTGCCTTGCTTACCATCAATTAAATCATGCAATTTAGCCTTAATTCGTGACTTTCGCTCATAATCCACTACATTGATATACTCATCAAAAGATATATCTTTTTTATGAGAGATTGTCGTATTATCTAATAGTGATTTGTAGATACCGATCCATTTATGAGCTATGCAATAATCTACAGGAGATAAAGGATCCAACTCAATAATCTCAGATGAATATCGAGCCTCTATTATCAAAAAGGCTCTTTTGATGATGTTTTGACATTCCTGGATCTTGTTTTGCAGCCAATCTTCAAACCCCTCCTTATCCAACGTAGCTTTAGCCATCTGGAGTAAAAAAGATCTATTCTCATCAGATTCTCTGAATGACTGTTTTTCCGATGCAGAAAGTTGTTCCAGATTAAATAATTGCTCTGCCATACTCATCTATATCCATTGTTAAAAATCACTTCCCAGTCAGTAATATCTCCGTAAGGATTGGGGGCTTTACCAGGTAAATAATCCTGGATGAAACCCTCTTTCCATTGCTTGTAAGCCTCTGCCAGGGGCGTTGAGGTATCGCACCGATCCAGGAATGAGAAATGAAAATCACGCTCATAATCCCAGAGTGAGGCTGCCAGGGGCATATCCTCATTGCCGATGTAGGGGTTTTGATTCTCTCCCTTATACCAGGTATATGGCTGCTCTAATCCCATAATATCTCATATTCTGGATCAACACTGATATTCGTTGATCCGCATTCGGGACAATGCTCATGATCAATAGCTGGAGGTTCTATCCAATCAAAGCCGATACCATTGAGTTGCAGCCATTCTGCGCCACAATCCTCACATTTAATTTTCTTACCGTTACCCATAATTCGTTATGATTAATTAAATTTCAATTCTGGCAAACTGTTGATCGCCTCTTGTTTTAAGCTGTCAACGGCTCTGGTATATTTCTCAGTATGCCTCAAACCACTGTGCCCTAAAAGACTTGCCACGGTCTTAATATTTGCTCCATTATTCAGAATATTTACAGCAAATGAATGCCTTGCACAATGCCATGTTATATGTTTGTCTATATTGGCTCTTTTAACCCAGTGCCTTAATGCTTTCAAGCACATATTATGTGAGGGCAATGGAAATATTAAAGAATCTTTACTATCAGTCGGCTCCCCTATCAAATGGAGTAAACCATCATTTAGTGGTATAACCACACTACTTGCAGAACTATGCCCTTTGGTCTTGGCTTGCTCAAATTTTAACAACTTATTTGAGTAATCAACATTTGAGTAAGTAAGATCTTTTACATCACACCACCTCAATCCACAATACAAACAGAAAATAAATGCTCTCCGAATATTGGTGCTCTCTCCTGGGTAATGTGTCGCAATTAAAGCCTGGATCTCATCAATGCTTAAAACATCTTTCTTTAGAGATCCATTATCAATTTTTATAATAACCCCAGTGCACGGATTTTTCCTCATTACATCATTTTCAACGGCAGCTTTTATAACCTTTTTGAATCTGGCATATAATGTATGTGCACCCTCACCTCGGAAACGGTGCTGGAGATATTCAGTAAATTCAATGATCTTCTCTTTTGTAATCTGCTGAGGTCTGATGCTAACACGCTGCTTTTTCTTTTCAAATTCTTTTTTAGCCTTTGCAATCTTAGCCTCTGACCAGTCTGGTTGTGGCGTATATTCAAAATTTGGGTCCACTAAAAAATCAATAAAGCAATCGTGTGCTCTTTTGATATGGCGTTTGTCCGCTTTTGTGTATGCCTCATAATAAGCCCACATCCAATCAAGGAAATTTATATCAACATTTTTCTTTAGTCTATAGCCCTCGCTGTCCTCTAAAAGCTGCTGTCCTTTCTCATATCGGATGTTTTTCGCCAGTTCAAGTGTTTCCTTATTCTGAGTTCTCTCCAATGGAGTTCTGGGAGCTTGCCAAAGATAGAGGCTCAGATATTCTCGCTTTCGATCTTTCTTTGCAACCTCTTTCCCCAGGCGTTCACTATAAACCATCTTATAGCCGAAATAATAATCCAGGAATAAACTTTCCCTACCATCACTAAGGATCTTGGCTCCCAGTTTCGGATTATCCGTTGTATCCTGGCTAATGATATAGGTATTATCACTTCTTATTTCCTTTTTCTTTGCCAT